GGGAAATCGTTTTACTTTTTACGGTAATGTAACGATCTAATTCGCCAACAAATGGTTTACGTTCCATGTTTAAAAATTTCGGTACGGTCTTAACAATGCATGAGATGATTTAGAGTAAGCTTCGGCCATATCTTCCCGCTTTTCATACATTGATGTTATCATCAACAGTATTGCCTGATAAATAGGTTTTGGCAACGCATCAGCATCTTCAAACCCTTGATTGATTTTTATTATCACAGCATCATCACGGGTTTCGGTAGCCGGCAAATCGATTTTGTACTTTATTTCTTTACAACCAACTGAGGCACTTTTACGAAGCTTGTAATCTTCAGCCTCTACAGCAACGAGCGTTTCGCCGTCACTGTCTTTAGCGTAGTATTCCACACTTTCAACCGTGTCGCTTTCATCGCTTTGTGAAAACACAAAAGGATTACAGAATCCGGTACACTCAAATGTCAAAATACCTTTGTAAAGTTTCTTATTCAGATAATCTTCCGCAGCTTTTTCAGCGGCGGCGATATACCCTGTAATCAAATCATCTTCTTCTTCAAAAGAATCTTCAACACGTAATTGCTTTTTAGCCATTGCCAAAGTCACAAACGCTTCGATGGTTTCTTCGGGTGTAAAAAAATCATTGGTTACTTTCATCGCTTTACTTTTTAAGCTTCTTCTTCGCTTCCTACTGCTTCTGCAAAACCAAGTTCAATCAGTTCTGCTGCAAACGCCATCGGAAATTCTACTTCATCACCTTCATTGTAGGCAAGATTAAATTTACCTGTAGGTGATGCGATAAACTTTATTTTAAGTACTCCCGGCTGTTCACCAGGAGTACTTTTTTTATCTTTTGCCATAACTTACTACGTTGTAGTTAAGTCTTTACACACTGTAAATGCAGTAGGCTGTTTAACAGCGATATCCACAAACACGTTAGCTGTTACTTCAATGTAACCGTCTTTTTTACGTGATTTATCATCTACTGATAAATCCATAAAGCCCCATTGACCAACAACTACCTGTGACCAATCACCAAAAACAATAGCAGAACACACTCCGGAAGCAGTTCCTTTTGTTAATGTTGAAGGAACATGGTTTGTTGTTTCAAACGGATATCCGTTAACGGTTCCATCAGGATTCATTAAATAAACCGGTTGACCGCTTTCTTTTGGCGTTACCTTTAGTTTACCGCGAACTTTAGGATTAGATAGGTATTTCAACGTAGGAGCCTGCGCGTTATCCACATAAACTTCTGTTTCCATTGCTACCAATGCAGCAAATGTTGGCGCACCACCATTAGTTCCGATATCCACAGTATTTACACCTGAAGTATTTAAAACCCCTGTTGGCTGTCCTGAACCACTACCGTTAATAGCAGCTAAATCAATCGCATTTCCAATCACTTTACGGATTTCGCCCATAGTGTATTGTTCCATATCGAAAGAAGACTGCATTAAATTCTGTAACGAAATCAATACTGTAACCGCTAAACGTTTTGGTGTCATTTCAATAGAACCAAAAGCGTTTTTAGTAGGATCAACTGTATCCGTTTCACCTTCCCAGGTTGCTGTTACACCACCGTTATTTTTAGGGAATTTTAAATTACCTTGTAAGCCGGTTAAAAACACAGCACCCAGTTTTTCAACAATAGGCTGCGGTCTTAAAAAATCAATTGGAGCCAACACATCAGTCGCCACAGTGTTACCACCATAACCACCTGAATCAGCCGTTACTGTTTGCCCATCAGCACGGGTTTCCACGCTTCTTGTATCAAACAAAGGAATTGCTAAGCCACCAATAGCCACACCAGCTTCTTTTGCAATTGCAGACGCTCTTTGGTGGTATTCTAACTCAATCCCATCCAATTTACCGTTTTGCATCATGGAACGAATCGCTCTATTAATAGAATAGGTTCTTTTCTCTTTTTTCTTGCCTTTATCGGCATCACCATCACCCGGCTCCACAACAGATTCACCACCATCCAATGAACGAAGGTTATCTTCATACTTTTCAGCACGAGTAAGTTCGGC